TCGAGCGCGGCCTCGAGCACGGTAGGCGGATTGGGTTGCGCTTGCGGGCTCATGTGATCTCGCCTCCAAGCTTGTCGAACAGGCTGTGCAGATATTCGTGCTGCTTCGGCGTGACCTTAAAACGCTCGGCGTGCACGACCATGTCGTCGACGAACTCGCGGTGCTTTTCCGGAAGTCGATGCTTCTCGCGCTGCAAGAACTGCGCGATCTCAAGGTCGCCAGGCTGCTCCCTTATCCACTCCGGCTCACCAAAAACATTTTCGAGCGCGACCAAAATGTTGCCGATGTCCTCGGCTGCATCCTCGAGCAACTCCTGCACGTTACCCTCGCGCCCGCGGGCTTCCGCCTCAAGAAGATCGCGCGCCTCGTTCAAAAGCTTGTTGGCGACATTAATCCTGGTTGATGACTGCTCGCTCATATGATCTTTCCTCCGAGTTTGTAGAACAGGCTGTGCAGGTACTGATGCTGCTTCGGCGTCGGCTCGCGGCCGTACACAGTGCGCGAAGCCATGTCGTCGATGAACTCATGATGCTTGTCGGGAAGCCGGTGCTTCTCACGTTGGCAGTAGAGCGCAACCTCGCCCCACTCGAGTGTCCCATCGGTATTGCGGAACGCGCCGGTGCCGTGCTGCTTGCTCTCCGCCGCCTTCACCCCCTCGGCGTAACCTTCGGCGCGCGCCTCCTCGACCTTGGCGCGGATCTTCTGCTTGGCATCCTCGCCCAGGCTGCCGCTGCCATTTTCGATGTGATCGGCAAGAGTAAGAAAGCTTTGCTTATAGGCCTCCAATACGCGTGCAAGCGCGCACATGGCGGCCCAAGCCACACCCTGATTGTCTGATTGCATCTGACGAATAATATCGCCGATCTTGGAGCCATGACGGTGATCGCGTCGAGCGGTGAGCTCAGGTGGGAGTGCCATGGCTCATCTCCAGCAACGTTCTTTGTGCGGGCACACGCCGCAGCGCCAATCCTCGGGATCGTCGTAAGCGCGCGGCAATAACTCCCCTGCGCGCGTCGCCTCGATGATGTTGACGGCACGGTCGCTCCAGAGCTGCGCCTGCTCGGCATCGAAGGGGACGAGGAAGTGTAGGAACTCGCACGTGTCGGCGTTCACCGCGCTGAACAGCGCCGGGTTGGTGATCTTGAGATAGGCTTGATAAAGCGACACTTGCGCGGCGTAGTGCGGGAACGTCTTCCCCAGCCCGTCGCGTTCGACTGCGCGCCAGTTCTTGGCGTTGAGCGCCTTGCATTCCCACAGCGCCGGTGTTGCGAGGTAAAGGCCGGGGATGGCCGGCATGTTGATGATGATCCCGTCGGCGTGGCCGCGTAGCGCGCCATCAGCAGCGCTAAAGGCCAGTACCTCCGGCGGCGCGAACTTAAAGCCGGCGGCTATGAGATGCCGGCGCATGCGCTCCTCGAAGTAGTGCCCGCGATCGAAGATCTCGCGCGTCCTGGCCGCGAGCACGGGAGCACACCACCAATCAAATTGAATGCGACGTGCGCACTGATGCCCAACGATCGACGCGCCCAGATAGGGCCGCGGCAATTCCGCCGCTGTCGCCGCAGCGCGTTCAATCGCATCATTGATAGCGCCGTTGATGGGCTCAAGCGAAAGGCTGGCGCGATTGAGATTAAGCACGACACGGCCACCTCTGATTCAAATTCCGATCTCGTCGTTGAGCTCGTCCGGCGTCATCAGCGGCCCACCAGCGGCCGCATTGGTTCGACGCGCGACCGTGCTGGCGCTCGATTTCTGGGTGACGCCCTTGTCGCTCAGGTCGCGCGCGCTCATGGCCTTGCGGATCAGCGGCATGGCCTTGAGCAGGAACGCGATCATGTCTTCGCGCGGCCATGCGCCGATCGGTTTCGACCAATCGAGGTCGGAGCAGGCATCAGCGAGCTCGGGCAGGATCGCCGCTACCGCACCGGCGTCCCACGGCTGCGGATCAAGCGCGGTCAGGCGAATGAGTTGTTCGGTATCGAACTGTTCCGCCACGGCTTGATGAGCTCGCGTGCTAATCCAGCCGAACAGGATTGCGGCGGCGATCCAGCCCCACTCGGTATCGCTCAATCGTCCGATCGGCGTGCCGGGCGGAATGGGGCCGTCCACCTGGACGACCCCACGCGCACCCGCAATGGCGGCAGCGGTAGCGTCCCGCTGCCACTGATCTTCGAGCGCGGAGATTGAGATCTCGCCAATAGTGCAAATCTTCCTCACGACGCCCACTCCGGCCGTGCGATGGGCGGCGCAGACTGAGGAGGCGTGGAAGAACTCGCCCCGCCTCCGCCACTGAACGGCGGCGGCTGCTCGCTTGAATGCCAGTCCTTCTTGTCGGGCGTGATCACCGCCGCAAGGATGTTCTTATCGGGCCAGTTCTCGCCAGTTGGCTTGCCGTTTTCGATCCTCGGCTTGCCCTTCTCGATCCCGACCTTGCCGATGAAGGTCTTGCCCTCGAACTGCCCGAGGCTGACCGTGCGAGCGGCCTGCGCTGCCGGCGACATGTCGTCGGGTTTGAGCCCGAGCGCGCTGTCGAGAATGGCTTTGAGCGTGCCGAGGCTAATCTTCACCGCATCGGCATGCCCGTCGGTGGTGCCCACCAGGATCCAGCGTTCGAAGACCTTGCGACCCTTGTGTGGCCCGTCGGCGATAGTGAGCTCGGCGACAAGCATCTCGCAGCCACCGTCCTTGCTGCGCGTCAGCATGTTGTCCTCACCCACGCCGCCAGGACGGATGTGAAGGACGCAGGTCGCGACGGTGCCGTGCGGGATGAGCTCGATATCCCGTGGCGGTGGAGCATCGGAGTAGTTGAAGGGCATCGTTATGCCTCCTTTAGGTTTGAGCAGGTTGCTCGGGTGAAACGACGGTGAAAGGTTTGCACCGACCGGGACCGGTCAGCTTCTCGATCAGCGCACCAAGGTTCGGCGGCTCGAGTTGTTCGAGTCGGCCGGAACGATCCTTGGCCGGATAATTCCAGGGGTTCGGATTCGCGCACACGAACGCGCGCACGGGTTTGCGATCGCCGAAATCAATCCAAGTCATCGTGATGATTTCGTCGACAATCGCCGGCAGCTCACGCCCGGTTTTCGCCCCCTCGATCTGCGGCTGCCACGTCGAGATATTGAGCTCGTCCGTGTTCCTCTCGAGAACCGCCGTAAAGACGACGGTGCGTTTGCGCGCGTGCTGAAGTTGATTGAGCCACCCGATCATGCTGCGACCATGCAGCCCGTAGATCGCACGTAGATCCTTACGTCCACGATCGGTGAAAGCCTCGGGCTGTTGCTCGGAATGGATAAAACAAAGCCGCGCGGCGCCGGTGAGGCTGTCGATGAACAGGGTGTCGTAAGATGCGAGCTTGGCGAGCTCTTCGTTTTTCATGAGTTCATTGAAGTGAGCCTCAGAATAGGTCATGGTTGCCGGTAGCGCCGGATTGGGACCTCCCAGTACGCAAGCTAAATTTCGGCAGTCGTCCCAAGTGCGCGGCCGCACGCTTGCAAACTGCAAATCACTCACGGCGATGAGGCCAGCCTCGATATCGAGGACCGCCGTCGACCCCAGCATCTCTGCGGACAAGGTGCGCAGGAGCGAAGTCTTACCGACGCCGGAGTGACCGACGATCAGAATCTTGGCGCCGCTCTTTTCGGCAAGACGCTGGTCAGCCGTGATGATTTTCATGACTTTGGCTTCTTCTCTCGTATGAGACGGTCGGCGACGGCACCGAGGATCGTGCTCGGCGAGCCGTCATTTTCGCGAGTCAGCGCGTGGGCGAGAACATCGAGCGGAGCGCCGTATTGCCGGCCAATGGAAAACGTGATTGCAAGATCGCGCGCGTATGCTTCCAGTTCGGTGCCGGCCTTTGCGGCATCGATGAACACCTCCCCCACGCCGTCGTCTTCCGAGTAGTATCCAACCGACACATGAAACGTGAACTTGCCGTGGCGTAGCTCGAGCTTTCGTTGCCTCTGCGCTTGGAAAGGAGACGGCGGCCACGCTCAATCGTAGAACGATGCCAATATTGACGATCGTCGAACGCCGCCTGCTCGATCATTCCTTGAGCGGTGAACATTGCGGCGATGTCGCAAGCGCTGTCGCCGACCTGCTCACCCTGCATTAGCTCGACGCGTTGTCGAAATAGAAACTCCAGCGCCTTGCGATCGTCCTCAAGGACGATTTCGCAGCGCCGCCGAAGTTCCTTCCACGTCTGCTCCGGCCCGGGCTGCCCGTGATCGCGCCTGGCCGCGGCGATTCCCCGCAGCACGACCTGAGTGTCGGAAAAGTTGCGAGCGAGTGCGTCTGTGTCTGTCATAGCGCTCCTGCCCTGAGATGCTTCCGGATGATTGTTCGGAGATTTCTTTCAAACGCCGCACTCACGCGATTGCCGCGATGGACACGGACGAGGCCGCTTCCGTTGAAGTGGACTTCGGTGTGTCGGCCAGCCTGTTAAATCCGGTCCACCTCGAACCCGGCCGCACGTAAAGAAACGATGGCGTGTCGAAGCGGGGCGCGCATCAGAACTTCCCTGCGGTGAGAGCGATCAGCGCAGCCTCGGCCCGACCGTGATCCATCT